ATTTTCATTTTGCTATTTCGTAACTTGTTTTAACTATATAGATTTCGGCTTCTTCTTTTGTTTTAAAGACGTTGTTTTGGCTCTTGTTCAGTACATCAATAGGGTGGTTATCCCATACGTGCCTACGCACTTTGCGTTTGCCGTTATCGTAAAACACACTCCAGTATGTTGAGCCTAATTCCATTTACAATGCCTTTAATACGTTGTACCTTTTTTTGTTTACTACTGATATGTGATATCTTTCTTTTACTTCTTTGCTTAGGTTGTCGGCTAAATACTTTCCATAGTCAGGTTCGTTAATCAACTTACGCATAGCCTTGTACCAATCTTTATGGTTTTTATTCTTATCAATCGCAATGCAATTTACGCCATTTTTTATTAAGTCGCTATATGGTTTAATATCAGATACTATACAGGCTTTGTTCATAAAACCCGCCTCAATCATTTTTAACTCTGACTTGCAGTTGTTAAAGGTGTTATCATTTAGCGGAACGATACAAGCTTCTAAATGGTTATACCCTAAAGCATAGTTATAAACATCGGTAGCATATACCCTCTCATAATCTTTACCCCTACCCCTGTCCGTAAACACTTGTTCAAATCTTCCGTACTCCGGGCTTTCATCATTATACCCAAACAGCTTAACAGTAAACCTACCTTGCAAGTCTTTGTCAGTGTGTAGCTGTTTAAATCCCTCTGCCATTAATACAACGTCTTCCCAATGGCATACGCCACCCATATAACCTATTCGGTACTTATCCCCTGGTGCATAGTTAGGTTGGAACTGCGGGTATATTTCGGGGTAGATAGCGTTGGGTAATACCTCTACATTATCGTTTAGCTTGCTTATCTTCTCGGCTAAAAGTGCGTTTGTAGTTGTAACAAGGTCGGCATACTTTATGCTTTCAATTATCTTTTCAGCTACACCGTGTACTCTGTATTGTGCTTTAAGAACGTGAAAGGTAGATAGCACCCAGTAGTCATCAATGTCAAGAATAATCTTTACTCCTAATGTTCTTAGTTGGTCTGCTATCAGCTTTATGTTTTTAACATCGTTATGGTGTTCAAACTCCCTTGAAAAAATTACCGCATCAAACTGTTGCAACACCTCGTTAGGCATACCGTTAATAGTATTACACCTCCCGTACTCTATATCGGTTGTTTGAGTTAGGTGCTGATATGGCATCTCTAACCTGTAATAGTTACTTCCCGACTTGCTTAACTCTACTCCTAATACTTTCATTTCAGTTTGTCCTTTATGCGTTTAATGTGGTTGCCTATTGTGCGGTAAGGTATGTTGGTTTCCTCTGATAGTTTGCGGTAACTACCCGACTTTATATACTCCAGTAACATTCGCTTTTCAAAGTTAGGCAAGTCGTTAATGTTTCCCTCTACCCGGCTAACCTCTACATCTAACTCAAAATTGTACGTTTCATTTATTACTTCTATGTTGTCAATAGTTTCAAACTGCTTTTTATTCCGATGCCTTAGCTTCCACTCAATCATTATAAGCCTTACAATATACCACCTTAAATAGTTGTTATGGTATATCTCTAACAACCTGTGTTCTGGTATTTCGCATAGCTTGTATATAACGTGGCAATAGAACTCTTTAGCATCAACTCCCCTGCAAATATTGTCGCACGTTGCTTTAACGTCTTTGTCTTTAGCAATATGTTCTAACAGGGCTTGACGTGTCATTATTACAAAGATATGCGTTTACTCACAATAGTTTGCAGTTGTTCTTTGGTAATTACATTATCGTGCGCTAAGTTATGACATACCCTGCAAAGTGCAATAAGGTTGCTAACGTGGTCTTGTTCTGCCTTTCTTTTGCTGCCAAACTTTGAACGGGGTATTATGTGGTGTATATCTACCGATGTAGCAGAACATACCTCACAGGCTATCCACATTCCAGGTATATAGCCTAATGCTTTATGGTAGTTAATTATATGGGGTTGCATTACCTGTCGTATTTAAAAGTTAAAACTATTCCCACTACAAAACCTACTATTGCCAATCCGCTAAGAACGAATATAATTAGTGCAGAAAGTGTATCGGTAAAGCGTGTTCCTATCAGGGCAAGTATTCCACCTAATATTGCTAAGGCAAACACCTTATCCCAAAGAGATTTTTTTATCCAGTCTTTCATTAGTTCCTTTGTTTAAACTGTTGATAGATTTGTTTTATTGTATAATCTTGTAGTGTTGCTACGTGCCTGTAAAGCCCATTATGAACATATACAAAGTTTTCATTCAACAACTCGGCAAACTCTACCGCTTCTTGCTCTGCGTGTTCTTGCTCACACTCTGTTGTATCAATAGGCTGAATAAGGTTGTAGTGCTTTAGCCTTGCATCTATTTGAGCTATTAAGTTTAAATCTTCGTTACTTAGTGTCATGGTGTTTGTTTTAAAGGGTTACTTGGTTAGCTTTTCCTTTATAGCTTGCTCCACAAATGCGGTTATGGTTACCCCGGTTGCTTTCTTGCGTTCCTTTATTTGGGTTAACAAGTCCTTTGATACTTTTACGCTTTCTTTCATATTGCGATATTACCACTTTTTACTACCACCTCCAAACATCATTTTCGCTTTTGACTTAATCGCTTGGTGGTTAGGGGGTTAGAATGTAACTAAAGATATGTGATATTACTTTTATAGTCCACCCGTTGCCAAGCATTTTATATCGTTGAGTATCGCTAACGTGGGCTGTGTAGCTATCGGGTACGAGTTGCAGGCGCTCGCACTCGGTAGGGGTTAGGCGGCGTATGCGGCCTGTTAAAGCATAGATTTTACTTACACTATCCATATACTCGCTTGAGCTGCCCATACGGCCTTGTGCCAATGTTAGTGTATTGGCTTTATCAGTATTTACATTAGGTTTAAATTTGTTTTTTTGATTTTCATTGAGCATTACCAAATTATCTTTTTGTACGCTTGTTAAGGTATTGGTTTTGCCATCGTTCCTTGGTTCAATACATTGCTCTGTTTCTACCCCCGCTATTCTACTTTTGTGGTTATCAACCGGCCTGCCACGCATAGCTACACAAAAAGGTTCTTCTTTAGATAAATTATAGTTTTTTTCTATTACATATTGATTATCTCGCCCTTGCTTATAATAACCTGCAGCTAAACAAAGGCTTTTATCGGATATGGTAAAACAATTTTCACCATTATTATATCTCTTTACTCTTTCTATCGTAGCATTTGATAAATAATACTTTTCTGCTACGTTGGTTTCTAATATATCTTTCAGCAGTATTCCACAATCTTTTGGTTGATTAATAATGCTTTCTTCAAAACCAAATAAGCCCTGTGGTTGCAGGCCTATGTTTGTCCAGTATAACCTATTTCTGTTTTGTGCAGAAACCAATGCGCTGTTTATCTGTATTGGCTTTACTCCCATTGTTTGCGTTATAACCCTTTCCCATTTTTCAGACATCAGCACATTTTCTAAAAGAAATTTTATGTTTGGGTTGATTTCTTTACACTCTTGCAGTATGCGTACATACTCCCAAAACAAGTAACTTTGCCCCTCAAACTCATATCCATCGGCTTTTAGTTGTAAGTAATGAGATAGTGTTAATATTTCTTGCTCATCTTTAGTAGCCATACCTTTTCGCTTGCCCGCAAAACTAAACGACTGACAAGGGCTTCCACCAATTAATAAGTCGTAGTGTTGATTTACGGTTACATTTACTACGCTGCCCAGTTGTACGGTGTCGGGCCAATTAGCTTTTGTTACTTTTATAGCGTGTTGGTCTATCTCGCTTGCGTGGTATTCTGTTACATTAATTCCCGCATCTGCTAAGGCTAATCTTCCGCACGACATTCCATCAAACAAACTTAATACTCTCATACCTTACCTTGTTTTATTAATCTCTAAAATAATGTAAAACAGCCTTTGTTCTACTGATTTTTTGGCTCTGTTGCAAATCATTAAATATCTGATTGCTGCTTCATTTTTTCTCAAAAAGTTTATCCACCCGTTTTCACTGGTATTGATTGACATTGCGTAGTCATAGTCTTTTTTTAGCTGCTCATGCTTTATCGTGGTTAGGTCGGACGTGTTGCCAATTTTTTGTCTTAGCAACTCACCTCTGCCCTTTACAATCGTTCCTACAAATGCGGGTATTTCTTTCTTTAAGTCCATTAAAATGGGTTATCATCAAAGTTAGTATTAGCTTTTAGTGGCTCGGTAAAATCTTTAACCTGCCTGTTTTCCTGATAGTCGGCAAACCTCTGCTTTGCCCCGTTAAAAGATAAACGAATTGAGCCTAATACCCCGTTCCTGTGTTTGGCAAATATCAACTCTGCATAGTCTTCGGTATATTCAAACCCGCTACCATCGTGAGTAATGCCGTAGTAACTCGGTCTCCAGGGGAATACCACTACATCGGCATCTTGTTCTATACTTCCGCTATCACGCAGGTCAGATAGTACAGGGCGTTTTTGTCCCCCTCGTTTCTCTACATCTCTACTAAGTTGGCTTAGTGCTATAACAGGCACGTGCAACTCCTTTGCCATTAGTTTTAGGTTGCGGGTTATATGGCTTACCCTTGCATTGGCATCGGCATAGCTTCCCATCTCTGGTGCGCTGATTAGTTGGATATAATCAATAACTATCAAACCAAGCCCGTATTCGCTTTTAATCTTTGCAGCCTTATTCCATATCCCCAATACGGTAGTTTGTGCGCTATCATCAATATAAAGGGGCAAATTTTCAATTCTGCCGAGTGCTACGTTAATGCTCTGCCTTTCCGCTTCTGTTGTTTTGGCTTTTTGTACTTTACTAAATTCTATGTTAGCCTCATCAGCTACTAACCTCTGCATAAGTTCTACGCTACTCATTTCCAAACTAAAAAAAGCGGTTGGTTGGTTGTTCTTTGCGGCTTCTTTTGCGTTGTTTAATGCCAGGACTGACTTACCCATACTTGGTCGGGCTGCTATTATAATCAGGTTTCCTTTCTGCCAACCGTTAGTGTGTTGGTCTAATGCGCTTATGTTTACCGATACCCCCAAGTTCTTACCGCTTGCCATTTCCTCAAAGGCTTTGGCTTCCTCACCTATTAAATCCTTAAAGGTTTTTAGGTTATCTTTTGCCGATACTAAGGAAACGGATATGCTCTTAACCTTACCCTCTGCCTCATCAATGGCATCAAAACAATCCTTGTTATCATCATACCCAACCTTAGCCATATCGTAACCCACTTCAATTAGTTTTCTTTGCAGGGCTTTTTGCCTTAGTATAGCAGCGTGGCTTTGTATGTTTCCCGTTCCACCCACCCGGTTAGTTAGTTGCGCTATGTAAAGAACGCCACCTACAAACTCTAACATCTTATTTGCCCTTAGCTTATTGGTTACGGTAACAATATCGTAAGGCTGTTGGCTTTGGTAGAGTTCCAAGATAGCGTTGTAAATTTCTATGTGAGGTGCATAATAAAACGTATTCGCATCAAGAAACTGCTCTGCCTTAGCCATTGTACCCGCTTCAAGCATTATGCTGCCTAACACAACCTTTTCGAGTTCTACGTCCTGCGGGGGTACATTGCCCTCAAAGTCGGTAAAGCTAATATACTTGGTATCTTTTCTTTTCATTAGTCTAAGAATTTAACAGGTACGTGAGTTGAAACTACATCTTTATCAATAACCCATCTCCGGGCTGCGGCTTGCCAGTTCTTCATTGGTGTTTTACCTACTAACCAACCTTTGCTCTCGTAATAATCAACAAAGCTATTAGCTTCGGCTTGTACTTTTGTTTTGTCGGGGGTTACGTTTTTTTCTAATAAGTGTTTAAAAATAAAGTTACCAACCTCGTTCCAAGTAGGCTTTGTAAAAGCCGCCACTTTTTCTTTATTACTTTCTTTATTCTCTTTACTTATCTTCTCTTTACTTATATGCATACCATTCGCATTGCGTTCGCTATGCGTTCGCATTGCGTTCGCATCGGTTTTATTCCACCTCTTATCTGCGCTTTCCCTTGCTGTTATTGACTTTCTTAGTCTTTTCTCTCTTACTATTTCTAACCTTTCATTTTGTAGCGTTCCGTTGGAATTTTCAAAAAACTTTTCACTCAACATATCGGTGTGCCAACATTGGTTAAATTTTCTTTCAGAAACTAAAGAAATACGAGCCAATTTTTTAAGGTCGTTAGGCAATCCCTCTGGCATATTCCAAAGTTTTGCAAGCAACCTAATGTATATTCCAACTGTTTCAGGTAGCATATCAGCAGTACCCGAATAAAACTTATCAGCGTAAAAGAGAAACGCCTGACTATCGTCCATTTCTTTAGCCATATCTAAAAAATATAAGCCCCTAACAAACAGATACAGTCAGTTGCAACGGGCATCACCTCCCTCTGACCGTACCCTGTTAGGGGTATATTGTTAATAGATAATTGCTTTTTCATTGGTGATGTAAAGAATGTGTTGCGGGTGCAATATACTAATTAATTTTTACTTATATACTATTTTTTATCGTAAAATTTTCTTTTATAGTATGCCAACATACCAGTTAATACAAACTCTTTATACGTTTTAGCTTTATCCCATTTGCCAAAAATTACATACATATCAGCTTGGTAAGAACTATAATGAAACCACTTGGGAAGTCTTGGCTGAAACGTATTATCGTAATACTCATTAAAAAGTTCTTGCAAGCCTTTAAAGTATTCTGCTCTAACATCATCTGTAAAGATTGGCTGACCTTTTATTTTTCTATCAAATGAATTTAATAGCTTATCTATAATAATCGGAGTGCCTTTGCTTGTCTTCTTATACCGGTTTATATTTTTACGTTTAAGAAAATTTTGCCGATATGTCCGTACATTAAAGTCCAACATTTTCTAAGTGTGTTTGAGCATCTTTAATATTAGCCATAAACTTACCGGCATCTAATTGAGTTGTTAGCACGTTGTTTGCTTGCTTTGCTAACGATGCCATTGCCTTAGCTTGTTCTACATTAATTTGTTTCTTGTCTAATTTCTCCATATTAGACTTAACAGTTTGATAAATAAATTCAAATTTCTCTTTCATAGTTTTCAATTTTAAAGTTAATAAACTCGTTACCTTTTTTAGTGTGGTGCTTGGTAGCTACTATTTTAAATATCTCCTTGTCGTTAAACCCGTACTTCTTTTGGAGTATATCCTCAAAGAGTTTAATCGGGTTGCTAAGGTCTGCCAATGGGCTGCTAAAACCAAATTCTAAAATGAGAATGAAAGGCGGCTCTGGTAACTTCAACTTTGGCAACATCAACATCACCGCCCGTTCATAACTCAAATAGTCTTTAGTCTTGTAACGTTTTCCTTGCCACGCTGCATTTACGCTTAGTGGCTTAATTGGTAGTGAGTACATCAATCAGTTTTTCGGTTAACTCTAACTTCAACTCTACCGCCTTATTAATAGCTTCTTGGCACTCTATTATGTCCTCTTCTATTCGTGGCACGTCAATAGTTCGTAGCCCCTTTTTAGGGTGGTAAACCAAAACCTTAGCAGCTTGACAATCCAATACAAGCATATTCATAACGCATTGCCAGTAAACATCGGGGCGGTCTTTCTTTAGGTTATCAGTAACAACCAACTCAACATACTTGTTAGGGGTAAATGGGCATTTAACTTCCAAGTAAATTTTTTCAAAGTCCTTTAGTTCTACCCCATCAGGGCTAACCCCCGCATTATCACCAAGCGGTACAAAGATTTTAGAGCCATAAATAACTTGCCCTACATCAGGCAAAGCACCATACTCTTGCATAGCGGTAAACTCGTTAACGCTACCCGCTATCATTGCCGGGCTTTGGTAGTTATCATCATCATAAATACCGATGCTCTCCCCCGCTAAGGTCTTAATGTAGGTCTTAGCGGTTTCGTTGTTAAAGCCTTTCATTAGCTTATGTACCAGGCTTGCAGTTACTTTACCTCTTCGCTGCTCTGCCCATACATCAAAGCTAATATCGGCATTGTTAAAATGTTCTACTAATGCTGATGTTTCCATAGTGTTTATTATGCCTCCAATCATCTATCGTATGTTTAAAAGTTCTTGTTCGTTCTCTTTTGATACCCGGTAATAGTCTTTAATCTTAGCGATGGTTGTTGTACCATCTTGCAGCTTAACAATAGCCCCGTTCCATTCTTTAGATAGTATAGACTTGTTCTTGTCTGAAAACTTATTTAACCAGGGCTTCTCGTTAACTTGGACTTGTGGTGCTACACTTGCTGCGTTACCATCATCATCTTTATCTATGTTTAGGTTAAGCAAGGCGGCTAATGAATACCTACGTTGGTAAGTTATTGCACTACCCATAGATTGCGGGTCGTTCTTAACTGGCTTCATTATGCTGTTAGCCATAATATACTCGCCACTTTCTGCGTGGGCAAGCATAGTTATTAAACCATCGCCACAAGGCAACTGCGTAACCACTAAGCCACTTTCTTGTAGCGGGTCGGCTATTGCATCCTGTATAGCGGGTAAGTCTGCGTAAAGCGAATGAAAGAACGGGTTGGTGTTTTCTTTTTTAATCTTACCTATCTTGATACTAAAAAGCATTATGGCTTTAGTAAGGTTAGCGATGCTGTCTGATTTTTCAAATGTTTCCATGGTTATTGTACTTCTAAGTTAATTTTTATGTGGTTTTTAAAATACTTAACAAAGTCGGTATTTGTTTCCTCGCACTTAAAACCCAACTCTAAAAGCCTTTCTTCTAAGTCGGTGGCTAATATACCTTGTAAACGTATTGTGTACTCGGTAGCTTCTGCGTGGTAAAAGTGGTCGTGGTAGCCTTCTAAGTCGCTGTATAGCTTATTTAGAATGTCTAAATTGGTTGTTAGTCTTACGTTCATTGGTTAGTTGTTTATTTGTTCTACTAAATCATCGGCAATAATATCAAAGTCAAATCCGCTTTGTGTTAGTGCCTGGGTTATATCTTTTCCCCCCAGTAACACACGGTTTATTTCTATGTCGCTCCGGTCTGCGGGGATTTCGTTTGCTATGAAATCTACCGATATTTCAAGTTCTATTGTTACGGTCTTAATCATGGTTTAAAAATTTTAGGTAAAGGTTATTGTATTCATCGTTCTTAGCTTGGTCGGTATCTAACAAAGCCTGTGTTGTCTTGATAGAGTGTAGTACCGTTGCATGGTCTTTGCCTCCTATCATTTCACCAATGTACCTTAGTGGCGGTTTAACTGTTTTAGCCCTATCAAGGTGCAAGTTGTAGTAGTAACAAACCCATTGCCGAGCTTCAACCAATGGTCTAAATCTGCGGTGTGAAAGAAAGTCAGATAATGCTATTTCTTTCTCGTTGCAGATAAAGTTAATAAAGCTGCTTAACTCGCTGCGGTCATAGTTCTCCCCATGAATGGCTTTTATCCTTAGCCCCGTTCTGCTGCTATTGTGCAACAAGGGGTAAATATATGCTTGGCTTGTCATTATTTAAGTGTTATAGTGTTAGCTACTCGTTCTACGTTCTCGGCTGATAACGATACATCTTCTAAGGCTATCAATCCGCAGCTTTCTACAACCGGTATGCTTACTGTTGTGCATTGCAGGTCTGCGGCAAGTATTGCGGCATTAGTTCTAAATTCTAACATTTGCGCCTTTAGTGCTGTTTCCTTATGGTCTGCAAGGTGAGTAAGAAAAGCAAACTCGTCGTGCATTAAACGGTTACCCGCCTTTAAGATACATTCACGTGCTGTAAATAGTTGCCCCTCGTTTACGCAGCTACCTATAATAGCCGCTAATTTGTATTCAAGTTCCATATTTAAGAGTTTAAAAGTTCTGTTAATAATTGTGTATCTTGTAAAATGCCATTGCGTTTTAACATCTTAACACCCGCTTCGGCTATGCTTTCGTTGTATTGAACATCGGGCGCATTAAAGGTGTTCCATACTGATTGGCGTGCAAAGCCTGTTTCGGCTTGTAGCGTACCGAGTAAATTAGCCCCTTTCAGGGCTTTGTATATTACTCGGAGTTGTGTTGGTGTGTGTGTCATTTGTTTGTTATTAAGCCCCTACTTGTTTCCGTTCGGGGCTGTTTGGTTATATATTATTTGCGTTTGTATTTAGCCCATTTGTGTTTACCTTTATATTCTTCATAAGGTGTAATCTCATATGGTATACTTGTTGGCTCAACTGCTGTAACTGATACCCAAGTACCCCAGCTTACTTTTACCCTGTTTTTTTCTTCATCAATTTCAATTACGTTTCCTACTCTGCCTACAACGTAATCGCCTTTACTTCTTACTACTTCTGTTCCGATTTCTAATTGTGTTAAAGTTGCCATTTTGTTTGTGTGTTTGCTTGTTTTGTTTTACAAATGTATAAGGTTTATCAATACGTTTTACAATTGACTAAAAATAATATGCAGTAAAGTTTGTAACTGTTTGATAATCAAACGGAATAAATTTAGTTGGCAAATAAAAAAGCCCGCAAAATACGGGCTAATCGAGAGATATGATATGAAAAGATAAGCAGATTGAATACTACCTATTTATACGTTTTATGTACAAATAAGCAAAAATCGGGCTAATTTGCCATTAAGAATATCCCGCCAATAGTTCCAACAACTAACCCGCTAAGTAACCAAGCTAACCGCTTAGGCTTAGGCTGCTTAACTACTACGTTCTGCATACCTATTGCTCTAACATTTGGGTTTGAAAAGGAAACATTAACCACCGGCTCGGACTTTAAACCTAAAAAACCTTTTTTCTTATTAGCTATTACGGTAGTAACTTCACCCAAATAAGTAGTGTGCGGATAGATAACCACCCCATTCGTATCAATTACCCCAGTAATCGTATCAAATTCGCTCGCTTTGGTGAACATTGTGCCGAAAGGAACGCAATCCCCTATAATTGTATCGGTATAGTTGGCTATTACAGTATCGGTAAGGTAAACCATTTCAACCTTAGTAACGGTCTTAATGTTTCGGTAGCGTTTGGCTTCATCGCCTAGCAGCTTGATAGCAATATCTTTGTCTGCAATTAGCTGTTTTTGAGAATACTCCCGTGTGCTATCGTCTTTGATGCGTTCCACAAACCTACGTTTAGTATCTAATAACTCACTTTGCAAGTCGCTTATCTCGCTGCGTGCCGCACGTTCTTTTATGTACCCATAGCAAGTACCCAAACCAAGTATAAGTAATAGCAAAAGGGCTATAATTAATAAGCGTTGTAATAATCTTGTGTTTCTCATATTTTTAACTATCTGTGCTTTTTAATATTTCGTGTGCAAAGGCTATTAAGTCAGCTTTAGCATTAGGCTCGGTGTTATATAAAGCCATTAGAGTATCGTATAAAGCCCCGTTATCGTAACAACCCCCGTAAACAAAGTTATCCCCCTGCCATATAGCGTAAAAATACTCATCATCTGTTTCGGACAAAAATACGCTATCTATTAACGATGTGTTCATACTAAAAAGGTTGCCTGTGGGTAGTGGTTAAC